ATGACCAGCAACAGGCGCGCCTCCCCGGCAAAGGCGGGGGCACGCACGAACCTGCGCGTCACCGATACGCAGAAGAGCGCCGAGGGTGAGGGCCCGGCCAACAGGCACTGGCGGACATACTTCCTTCAGGCGCTTGCCGCGACCTCGAACGTCACCGCGTCGGCGAAGCAGGCCGGCGTATCTTCCGCTCGCGCCTACAAGGCCCGGCGCGAGCATGCGGATTTCGCGGCGGCGTGGAGGGCCGCGCTTTACGAGGGGTACGAGCATCTCGAGATGGAGGTGCTCGCCTGCCTGCGCGGGCAGGACCCGGAGCGCAAGCTGGATGTGGCCAATGCCATCCGTCTGCTGGCCGCCCATCGCGAGACCATCGCCGCCGAACGCGCGAAGCGCCAGGGGCAGGACGAAGCCGCCGTTTTTGCGGCTCTGGAGCGCAAGCTCGCAACGATCCGCACGCGCCTGACCGGGACCGAGGCGCCAGCGCAGGGCGACAAGGACGGCGCCGGGAGCCACCGATGACGGCCGATACGCTGGGCGCCCTCCTCTCCCTGGCACCCGCAGCGCGGTTCGACTGGTATGCATCGCTGACGCACGAGGAGGCGCGGGCCATCGCCTTCTACTGGCCGCTGTGGGCGCGGCCCGAACAGCTGCCACCCGCGGGCGACTGGCACACATGGCTGGTCTGCGCCGGGCGGGGCTTCGGCAAGACCCGGGCCGGCGCGGAATGGGTGCGGCTGACCGCGCGCAGCGAGCCGGAGGCGCGGATCGCACTGGTCGGCGCGTCACTGGCCGAAGTGCGCAGCGTGATGATCGAGGGCGAAAGTGGCATCCTGGCAGTGTCGCCCCCCGGGACGGCGCCTGCTTGGGAGCCGAGCCTTCGCCGCCTGACCTGGGCAAACGGAGCGCAAGCCATCTGCTACTCCGCCGCCGAGCCCGAGAGCCTGCGCGGGCCGCAGCACGGGTTCGCCTGGTGTGACGAAATCGCCAAATGGGATAATTCGGGAGAGCGAGCGGTTGCCGCATGGGACAACCTTCTGATGGGCCTGCGGCTGGGCGAGACCCCCCGCGTCGCCGCCACCACCACGCCGCGCGCCGTACCGCTGGTCCAGCGCCTGCTTGGCGAGGATGACGTCGTGGTGACGCGCGGCACCACGTGGGACAACGAGCGAAATCTCCCCACCCGCTTCCTCAACCGGATGCGCCGCCAGTTCGGCCGCACCACGCTGGGGCGGCAGGAGCTGGACGGAGAACTGCTGAGAGATATCGAAGGCGCACTGTGGAGCCGCGCGCTGCTGGAGACGTGCCGCCAGACTCCCCCTCTCCTTCAGGGGAGGGGGTCGGGGGGTGGGGCCTTGAACTTCGCCCGCATCGTGATCGGCGTAGATCCTCCCGCCAGCGCGCAAGGCGATGCCTGCGGGATCGTGGCATGCGGCGTGGACGAAGAAGGCGTTGCAACCGTGCTCGCCGACGAAACCGTGGCGCGCGCCTCGCCCGAGAAATGGGCGCGAGCGGTGGCAAGAGCCGCCGCGAAATGGGACGCCGACCGCGTAATCGCCGAAGCCAACCAGGGCGGCGCGATGGTCGAAAGCGTGCTGCGCGCAGCGGATGTTGGTCTGCCGGTCAAGCTGGTCCACGCCAGCCGCGGCAAGACCGCCCGCGCCGAACCGGTCGCCGCGCTCTACGAAGCAGGCCGCGTGCGCCACGCCGGACTGTTTGCGAAGCTGGAGGATCAGATGTGCGGGCTTACCATTGGCGGAGGCTATGAGGGCCCGGGAAGATCGCCCGACCGCGCCGACGCGCTGGTCTGGGCGCTGACCGAGCTGATGCTGGGACGGACCGGAAGGCCCGGCATCAAAGCCCTATAAATGCTGCTGGGTACACTTTGAGACCATGCCTTTTTGAAGTTCATTCAATGGCGCATGGGCGCGGATCGAGACAATCGTCGGGTTCGGATATTCGTGAACAACGGAGATGCTCGTTCCATCTTCAGCGCGATAGCCACCCGATCCTGGAGCGCCGACCCGGCCCGCGGCGATCGCGAAAGACTCGACACCGGGGAAATAGGTTTCGACACCGATCCGCTCGAAGCAACGCATGATGTTACTCGAGCTCAGGCGAGATGTTTCCCGATAGACAAGGGGCGCAGTGCCGACGGGTTCGCCGATCGAATCGCACGAGGCAAGACCGCTCAGGGCGAACAGGCCGCCTGTCAGCAGGCGGATCACTCCTGCATATCCGCCAGGCAGTCCCTGAACGCCTCGAACTCGGCCACGCTTTCGCCCGTCTGCGCCTCGAAGCCGGTATTTCTGTCGACCGAAAGCGAGAAGCGGCCGTGGACCGGATCGACCAGCCACAACAGGTCAGCGGTGCCCATGTCGGCGATATAGCCGCTCGAAAAATCGCCCTCGTAGCCGTCGCGGTAGGTCACCGGACCGCTCGTCGAGGTATTGAAGCCCAGGTAGATATAGCCGTCGCGGGTCTGCCCCGGGGTAGCGGCGGCGTCCCTGAACATGAGGCCGATCTGGGCATTGCCGTCGGCATCGGCGCGCATGAGCAACGCCCTGTCCGCGCCGCGCACTTCGATGCGGCATCCTTCGTCCGATGCCTCGACCACATGCTCGGGCCCCTGCGCGAATGCAGGCTGAGCCATGGCCACCGCAGCGAACGCTGCCCAACAAACAGATAGACGAAACTTCATCACTTCCCCCTCGGGCGCGTTTGCCCGGGGGAAGTTCCTGATCCCGGGAGACGCCTTGTGTCCATGTTTACCGACCTGATCTCCGCCTTCAAGGGCGGGGGCAGCGCCCGCGTGCCTATCGCGCGCGGCTTCGCCTCGCCCTGGGCGAGTGCGTTCGAGATGCACGGGGCGTCCGCTCCGCCGTTCGATTATGCGACCAGCCTGCATGCCGGATATGCCTCCAACCCGGTCGCGCAGAGGGCGGTGCGGATCGTGGCCGAGGGGGTGGGGGCCGCGCCCGTCTCCACCGATGCGGACGAGCTGCTGACGCTGGTCACTGCGCCCAGCGCGGGCCAGTCGCTGGTCGAGACCATCGCCGCGCACCTGCTGCTGCACGGCAATGCCTTCATCCAGATCCTTAAGGACGCCAGCGGCAGGCCGGTCGAGCTGTTCGCGCTGCGGCCCGAGCGGGTGACGATCCGCCAGCGCGCCGATGGCTGGCCGGAAAGCTTCGCCTACCACCTCGGCGCGCAGACGCATGTGATCCCGCTGGAGGACGAGGACGGCTGGCCCGAGCTGATCCATCTCAAATGCCTCAACCCCGGTGACGATCACTATGGCGCAGGCGCGCTCAGCGCCGCCGCTCAGGCCATCGCGATTCACAACGCGGCGAGCCGCTGGAACCATGCGTTGCTTGAAAACGCGGCACGGCCCTCGGGCGCACTGGTCTATGCGCCGGGCGACGGACAGGGGCTAAGCGCCGACCAGTTCGAACGGCTCAAGGCCGAACTCGCCAGCGCCTTCCAGGGCAATGGCAATGCGGGACGGCCGATGCTGCTCGAAGGGGGGCTTAGCTGGCAGAGCATGGCCCTGAGCCCCGCCGACATGGATTTCGCAACGCTCAAAGCGGCGGCGGCCCGCGACATTGCGCTTGCCTTCGGGGTGCCGCCGATGCTGCTCGGCCTGCCGGGCGACAACACCTATTCGAATTACCGCGAGGCCAACCGCGCACTGTGGCGGCTCACGCTGCTGCCGCTGGCGGACAAGATCTTCGGCGGGCTCGCCGCCGGGATGGCACCCTGGTTCGACGGAGCGAACATCGCAGTCGATCTCGACCGGGTGCCCGCGCTTTCCGAGGATCGCGAACGGCTGTGGAAGCAGGTCAGCGAAGCAGACTTCCTGACCGACGAGGAACGCCGCGCGATGCTGGGGCTAGAGCGGCCATAGTGATGGCACGTCGCCCCGATAATTCTCGGTGAAGCTGCACTCGCCGAGGTCGTAATGATAGCTTCCTCCGCGATCCAGGCAGGCGTCCGCCGCCCAGAAATCAATCGCATTCAGATAGCCGAGATACGCGATCACCGGCGCGGCCAAGGCTGCCGCGAAGATCACCATTCGGCGCGATTTCAGCATTCTCACCCCCCTTTTGTGCACCGATCCTGCCCCATCCGAAGAGGCTAGTGAACCCATGACCAACGAAGACATGCTCGCCGCGCTTCTGGCGCAGGCGCGGACCGAAGGCGCCGAACTCGTCACCCTGCGCGCCATTGCGGAGGAAGCAGGCGAACTGGGTGCCAACCGTGCGCTGGTGCGGATCGGCCTGTCGGACGAAGCGGCCTCGGGCGATATCGACGAGCTGCGCGAGCTGTTGCAGGCCTGGCGCGATGCCAAGGCGAGCGCGTGGAAGGCCGCGATCGAGTGGCTGGTTCGCGGCATGTGTGCGCTGCTGCTGCTCGGCATCGCAGTGCGGCTCGGTGTGCCGGGGCTGCTCAAGTGAGGTCCGTGGCCAACCTTCCCGGACCCGTTCGTGGTGAGCCTGTCGAACCGCGAACGGGGCGCTGGGTTCGCCCATCGACAAGCTCAGGACGAACGGATCAGCCAGTGCTGAGGATCGCCGGATACGCGGCGCTGTTCGATGTTGCCGATGCGGCGCGCGACACGATCCGGCCCGGTGCCTTCACCGCCACGCTCGCCCGAAACAGCGAGCCACTGCCCCTCTACTGGCAGCACGACCCGCGCCACCGGATCGGGACGGTCGAACGGATTGGCGAGGATGCGCGCGGGCTGAGAGTCGTGGCCTGGATCGACCGGCCCGCCAGCCGCGCAGCCGCGATGCTGGCCGCGCGCTCCGTCACCGGGCTCAGCTTCGGCTACCGCGCAAGGCTAGCGCACCATGGGCAACAGGGCCGCGAGCTGCTTGCCGTCGACCTCATCGAAATCAGCCTCGTCACCCACCCGCTGCAACACGGCGCCCGGGTGCATCTGGTCGCCTGAACCGACCGACCGCTTCGCTCTCCGCCCCTCCCCCAACCCCCTCGCCTTCAAGGAGAGGGGGCTTTTCCCGTGCCCGAAAGAAAGGTTCTTCATGGATATTCAGACCCCGATTACCGAGACCACCGCCGACCCGCTGGACGCCAGCTTCGATATCGTCGCCCGGCAGGACGCGCTGGAAGAGAACGTCGCGACAATCCGCACCGATCTCGACGAGGTGAAGGCCCGCGTCGACAGGATTGGTCGCGCCGCGCAGCGCCCCGTGCTGGGCTCGGGCGACAGCGCACCCGCCGAAGTGAAGGGCTTCGTCGATGGCTACCTGCGACGCGGCGCGACGCATGAAATCAAGTCGCTCTCCGGCACCACGCCCGGTGACGGCGGCTATGCGGTCCCCCGCCAGATCGACGCGATGATCGTCCGCGAGCTGACCGACATCAGCCCTATCCGCGCCATCGCTCAGGTGGTCCAGACCGGCACCGCGGGTTATCGCAAGCTCATCTCCACCGGCGGCACCGCGAGCGGCTGGGCGAGCGAGATCGGCGAGCGTGGCGAAACCGACACGCCGACCTTCGCCGAAATCGCCCCGCCGAGCGGCGATCTCTACGCCAACCCGGCGGCATCGCAGTCGATGCTCGACGACGCAGCCTTCGACCTCGAAACCTGGCTGGCGAGCGAGATCGCGATGGAATTCGCGCAGGCAGAGGGTGCGGCCTTCGTCAATGGCAGCGGCACCAACCAGCCCAAGGGCTTCCTGCAGGCGACCACCTCCACGCTGGGCGATAGCTCCCGCGCTTTCGGCTCGCTCCAGTATATCGGCACGGGCGATGCGATCGGGCTGGGAAGCGACCCGGACCTGACGCTGATCGATCTCGTCCATACGCTGAAGGCAGGGCACCGGCAGGGCGCCGCCTTCGTGATGAATTCCGCCACCTTGGCGCAGGTGCGCAAGCTCAAGACCAGCGACGGTGCGTTCCTGTGGCAGCCGGGCCTGGTCGAGGGCCAGCCCGACCGGCTGCTGGGCTATCCGGTGATCGAGGCGGAAGACATGCCGGACATTGCGGCGGACGCATACCCGATCGCCTTCGGCAATTTCCGCCACGGCTACCTGATCGCGGAGCGCAGCGCGACGCAGGTGCTGCGCGATCCCTTCAGCAACAAGCCCTTCGTCCACTTCTACGCGACCAAGCGGATCGGCGGGCAGGTGCTCGATAGCGCAGCGATCAAGCTGCTGCGCATCGAGGCCTGACGCTGACAGGGTGCGGGGCCTTGGACCCCGCACCCTGCGCGCCCGCGCCGCACGCCAATCTCCGGCTTTCCCCTTGGCCGTTCGAGAACCCGGCGGCGCGGGCGCCTTCCCTTTGACCCATCAAGGAGACCGCCACGATGCGCACCATCCTGGCCGGCGGCGATCTCTCGCCAGCGCTGGCAGAACTCAAGCACTGGCTCGGCATCACGCGAACCGCTGACGATGCGCAGCTGACCGCGCTGATCGGCGCAGCCGTGGAAGCGTGCGAGCGCTTCACCGGCCTCACCCCGCTCGCCTCGACCATCGAGGAAACCCGCGATGCGAGCCACGAATGGACGCGCCTGACGACCATGCCGATTGCGCAGGTGATGAGCGTGGAATTGCTCGACAGCGAAGGCGTGCGCACCGTGCTGGGTGAAGACGAGTACGATCTGCACCTGTCTGGCGACGGTGCGGGGCAGCTGCGTTTGCGCCGCGGGCCTTTCGTCAGCCGTGTCGTGCTGACGCTGGAGGCGGGGCCCGCACCCGACTGGGCCTCGCTCCCCGATGGGCTGCGCCACGGCATCCTGCGCTTCGCCGCATTTCTCCACCGCGAGGGCGAGCAGGGCGCCAGCGAACCGCCAGCAGCCATCGCCGCACTGTGGCGCCCGTGACGGCGGCTGAGAATCGCATGATCCGGGTAAGACTTCCCGCGCTCGACCGGCTTGCGCATGCTCTGGAACGCCGCGCGCTGCGCCGCCTGCAGGCACGCGCCCGCCGCTCGGGCAGCCAATACTGGCACGCGCCCGACAGGCTCTGGCCCGACTTCGGAGACGATTGATGGAAACCCAACTGCGCGCCGCGCTGCTCGACCATCTGCGCGCCGACCCCGCGATCGCTTCCGCGCTCAACATTATCGACGAAGCGGAGGTCGAACGGGCGAGCGCCCCCTGGCTCGCGCTGGTCGCCAGCGCCTCCGCCGACTGGAGCACCAAGACGCTTGCGGGCCGCGAGGTTCGGGTCGCGCTCGAGCTGCGCCTTCATGGCGACGATCCCGCGACCGGTGCGCAGCTGGCCGAACGGCTCGACGAGCGCGCGCTTGCGTTGCCCGCCGAACAGAGCGGTTTTCACGTGGTCAGCGCCAGCTTCCTGCGCGGCCGCGCCGAACGCAGGCCCCGCAATGCTCGCGCACACCTGCGCGAATACCGCTTCCGCCTCCTCGCTTCCGAATGATCCAGAAAGGTCCTCTGTCATGACAGCCCAGAAAGGCTCCGCCTTCCTTCTCAAGATCGGCGACGGTGCCACCCCGCCCGCCTACGAAACCGTCGCAGGCCTGCGCACCACGCAGCTTTCGATCAACGGCGGTAGCGTGGTGGTGACGCACAAGGATTCGGGCGGCTGGCGCGAATTGCTGTCGGGCGCAGGCACACGCTCGGTCTCGGTCAGCGCGGGTGGCATCTTCCTCGGCTCGCAGGCAGAGGGACGGGTGCAAGCCCACGCGCTCGCCGGGACGATCGACGATTACGAATTGTCGTTCGAGGATGGCGCGCGGCTGCGCGGGCGCTTCCTCGTCCAGCGGCTCGACTATTCGGGCGATTTCAACGGAGAGCGCAACTACACCATCCAGCTCGAAAGCTCGGGCGCGGTCGTCCCGGCATGAGCGCGGCCAACCCTGTTCGCGGCGAGGCTTCCATCCGCATTGCGGGTGAGGTCCACACACTGCGCCCCAGCTTCGCAGCGCTGGTCGCTGCGGAGGAAGAGATCGGCCCGCTGTTCGCGCTGGTCGAACGCGCGAGCGAGGGCCAGCTACGCCTTGCCGAGATCGCCACGCTGTTCTGGCACTGCCTCGACCCGCGCGAAGGCGTGACGCGGGAAACCGTGGGCGATGCGATCCTGGCAGGCGGGCTCGCCGCGAGCACGAAGCCGCTGCGCGCCCTGCTCGCCGCCATCCTGCAGGGCCGATGATGAGCGACTTCGCCAGCGGCACGCCGCCGCTCGCCGCCCTCGCCGCGCAGGCGCTCGGCTGGCCGCCCGATGCGTTCTGGCGCGCCACCCCGGCCGAGCTTGCCACCGCGCTCGGCCCCACCACCCCGGTCGCGCAAGGCCTCTCGCGCGACGACCTCGAAGCCCTGATGGAGCGCGATCCCGATGCCGGCTCTTGAACCAGACGATCTCGACCCCCTGCTGATCGACGTGCGCGCCAGCACGCGGGGCTTCTCGGAGGATATCGCGCGTATGCGCCGCGATCTCGACGGGGAACTCGTGTCCGGCTTTGCCCGCGCAGGCGACGTGCTTGAGCGCAGCCTGCTGACCGCGATCCGGCGCGGCAGCCTGGGCTTCGAGAATCTGCAGGCGAGCGCCAGCCGCGCGATCGACCGGATTGCCTCGCAGGCGCTCAAGCTGGGCCTCAGCCAGATTTTTGGTTCCAGCAGTCCGCTCGGCAGCATTGTCGGGACGCTGCTGGGCGGCGCTCTGGGCCTTCCCGGACGTGCCACGGGCGGCCCCGTGAGTGCGCAGCGCGGCTACCTGGTCGGGGAGCGCGGGCCGGAGCTGTTCGTGCCCCCCGGCGACGGGCGCATCCTGCCGCTGGGGCAGGATGGCGCGACGAAGCGCGTGGATGTCTCGATCCAGCTGGCTGCCCCTGCGGGCACGGCAGCGCCGGTCGCTCTCGAACGCTCCAGCCGCCAGGTCGCGGCCGCCGTGCGCCGTGCCATGGAGAACAGCTGATGGCCTACTGGCTTTGCGAGCGCCGCAACGGGCAGGAGCACGACCATATTCAGCGCTTCGATCCGCGCTTCTGGACCGTGAACTTCCCCCGCCCGATGATGGCCAGCGTCATCACCACCGCGCCCGATGCCTTGCGAGTCGATTGCGAATTCCACCATGCGGGCGAACTCGCCGGACTGATCTGGGAGAGCGAGGACCGGCTGGATCACCCGCTCCACGCCTACGCCACGGATCGCGACTATGCGCATACGATCCTGCGATTCCGCTGGTGCAGCGGCGGGGTGATCGCGCTCGATGCGGCGAATGGCCCCACGCTGACCATCGAAGGCCGCGATGCGAACGGCGCACCGCGTGCGTGGTATGTCCGCCTGTGGAACTATGCCGAGGGCACGCCCGAGGACGCGCGTGTCACCCTGCCCTTTTCTTCGCTGGAGGGCGGGTTCGGTCTGCCGGGCGAGCCGATCCATCCGTCCGACATCGATCGCATGTTCATCTCGCTGGTCCCGCCGGGCTATGCGCCGGGCAACACCGCCCCCCTCTCCAGCCGCGCAGACGGCTGGGCCGAGCTGAGCGAAATATCCTGCGACGGTGCGCGCGCCATGCTCGAAATCGGTGAGAGCATGCTGCCCGAACATGGCGAGCAGATCGCCACCGCCTACGACGATGCCTTCAACCAGACACCGGCCCGCCTTGCGCGGCAGATCCATCGCCTCGGCTATCGCGGGCGGGTGATCCACTATGTGGGGATGAGCCACTTCTTCCGGCTGGTGCCGGGTGAAGGGCGCTTGCTGGCCGATCCTGGCGGCACGCTGTGCGCACCGGCGAGGGCCTGGCACGCGAACTGGTTTGCCGAGCTTGCCACAGCCGGACTCGAACCGATCGTTTCGCTGTCCTACGAACTGCTGGCCGATCACTGTCCGCAAGGCTGGCAGCAATATGCGCTCGACGGGACACCCGCGCGCACGGGTTGGGAGCCGCCTTCGGCGCTCCTTACTCCAGCACGCGTCGAGGCGATGGCATGGCTGCGTGCGGTCGCAGCGAACCTCGTCGCGCTGGTGGAGGACGCAGGACTGCCCGTGCGCTTCCAGATCGGCGAGCCCTGGTGGTGGGTGCGCGCCGATGGCCACTGCTGTATCTACGATCAGGCCGCGCTCGCGATATGGCGGGGCGAGGGTATCATGACTTCGATCCCGACGCTCAGGATCAGGCTCTATCTGCCCCACTTCGTCCTGCTCGACCGGGCGGGAGAGATTCTCGCGAACTCCACCGCCGCGCTCGCGCAGGCAGTCCGCGACGCGGCAGATGGCCCCGCTGAACTCAGTCTGCTGATCTTCACGCCAAGCGTGCTCGATCCCGCCATGCCGGAGCAGAAGCGCGCCAATATGCCGGCGGGCTGGGCCTACCCCGCCTTCGACCGGTTGCAGGTGGAGGATTACGACTGGCTGACCGCAGGAGCCACGGCTCGGCGCAGGGCCGCCTATGATCTGGTCGATGCGCGGCTTGGCTATCCGGTGGACCGGCAGGATTACCTGTCCGGCTTCGTGCTTTCGGCCGACGACGCAGAGACCTTCTGGGAGCGGATCGACGGCGCACTGGACGAGGCTGCGGCACGCGGTGTGGATCAGCGCTTCGTCTGGGCACTGCCGCAGGTCTCGCGCGATGGATACACCCGGCTCGCGCCTCCCGAAGAGGACGATATGCAGAATTTCGACGACGTACTCTACCCGCTCGCCCTGGGCACCGACGCCAGCGCCAGCCCCGAATTTTCCACCTCGATATTGGTCACGGCCTCCGGTCACGAGCGTCGCACCGCACAATGGGCCGATGCACGCCTGCGCTTCGATGTGGGGCCGGGGATCCGGTCCGAGGGCGAGCTGGGCATACTGCTGGCCTTCTTTCGCGCCCGCCACGGCCCCGCACGCGGCTTTCGCCTGGCAGACCCGTTCGACCATTCCTCCGGCGAGGCAGGCGGCGCACCGGGCCCGCAGGACCAGATCCTGGGGATTGGCGACGGCGAGCAAACCCGCTTCGCGCTCGTCAAGCGCTATGGCGAAGAGCCCGAACCTCAGGTCCGGCGGATTACTCGGCCACGCGCCGGTACGGTGCGAGTATCGCTCGACGGGCAGGAAACCGGCGCTTTTGCGCTCGATCCGCTGGGCGAGGTTGTCCTCGATACCGCGCCCGGCGAAGGCGTTACCGTGCGCGCAGGCTTTCTGTTCGACGTGCCGGTCCGCTTCGCGGAAGATCGCCTTGCGGTCAGCGCGGCAGGCTTTGCGGCAGGTCAGGCGCCCAGTGTGCCGCTGATCGAGATCAGGGAGGCGGCATGAGCGGCGACCATCTCGGCACGCGGGCCTTCTTCTGGCGGATCGAAAGGCGCGACGGCGTGGCACTCGGTTTCACCAGTCACGACCGCAATCTCTCGCTCGATGGGCTGACGCTGCAGGCCGCGCCCGGCGTACGCCCGGCTTCCCTGCGCGTGACCAGCGATGTGAGCGACGACGATGCACAGATCGACGGCGCGCTGACACACGACGCAATCTCGGCGAAAGATCTGGCGGCGGGCCGATTCGACGGAGCCACCGTCAGCCTGGGCACGATCGACTGGCAGAGCGGAGAGGCGCAGACCCTCTTCAGCGGCACCATGGGCCGGACGGAAGCCACGGCGGATGGATTTTCCGCGCGGCTGCGCTCCGCCAAGGCTGTACTCGATGGCGATCCCGTGCCCCGCACGAGCCCCGGTTGCCGTGCAAGGTTCTGTGGCCCGGGCTGCAACCTCTCTCCAACCCGCTTCAGTCGGCCTGCGCTGGTATCCGGGATGGACGCGGGATCGAACGGTGTGCGCCTTGCCGATATTGCCGCTGCGGACTTCGTGTTCGGCGAGCTTCGCTGGCTGGACGGCCCCGCGACCGGCCTGCGCCATGACATCATCGGCGAGGCGGACGGCGCGCTGTTTCTGGACGGTCCGTTTCCGGCAGGTGTGAAGGAAGGTACGCGCGCGCTCCTGCGCGAAGGCTGCGACCGGACCATCGCCACATGCGCCAGCCGCTTCGGCAACGCGATCAACTTTCGAGGCGAACCATTCCTTCCGGGCAATGATCTGGTCGCGCGCTATCCATCACGCACATGACGCCGCGAATACGTGCGGTGATCGCAGCGGCAAACGGCCTCGCGGGCACACCGTTCCGCCTGCAGGGGCGTGATCCCGACACCGGGCTCGACTGTATCGGCGTCATCCTCATCAGCCTTGATCGCGCAGGCATCCGGCCTCGCCTGCCCGAGGATTATCGCCCCCACCGGCGCGCGCCTGCCATCCCCGAGAGCGCGCTGGCTGCTGCAGGCCTTGCACGTGTGGACGGCGACTTGCGCCAGCCGGGCGACATTCTTCTGCTGCGCACGGCACCGGCGCAGATGCATGCCGCAATCGCCGTCGAAGGCTCGGACATTGTGCACGCGCATGCCGGGGCGCGCCGGGTCGTGCGCGGTGCACTGCCCGATCACTGGAGCATCATCGCCGCCTGGCGGCTGCATCCCGACGGAGAATACGAATGGCAACGCTGATCCTCTCTGCTGTCGGAACGGCGGTTGGCGGACCCGTTGGAGGCGCCGTCGGCGCTCTGCTGGGCCGCGCCGTCGATGCCACGCTTATCGGCACACCGACGCGCGAAGGCAGACGCTTGACCGAACTGGCGCTTTCGACGTCGAGCTATGGGCAGTCCATTCCACGGATCTTCGGGACGATGCGGATGCCGGGCTCTATCATCTGGTCGACAGACCTCGTCGAGAGCAGCGAGACAAGCGGCGGCAAGGGCAAGCCCAGGACCACCACCTATAATTACTCGATCTCTTTCGCGGTCGCACTGTCCAGCCGTCCGATCGCCTCGGTAGGCCGGGTATGGGCGGATGGTGCCTTGCTGCGCGGGCAGGCGGGCGACCTGAAGGTCGGCGGGCTCATGCGGATATACCGGGGCGATGGCGACGAACCGGTCGACCCGCTGATCGCGGCAGACAGGGGCCTGCAGGCCTGCGCCTTTCGCGGGATCGCCTATGCCGTGTTCGAGGATCTGCAGCTGGCCAGCTTCGGCAACAGGATCCCGGCCCTGAGTTTCGAGATCGATGCGCGTGACGCAACACTCGACGTGGTGGATGTGCTCGAGGGAATAGCACTCGCCCCTGCGGCGGGCGCCGCGCTGGCCGGACTAGTAGGCTTCGCCGACGATGGCGGCCCGCGTGCGGGGCTGCTCGCCCATCTCGCGCAGGTTTTCCCGCTGGCCACCACCGCGACGGCGCAGGGTCTCTCCATTACGCCCATGGGATTGTCCGAAACCTCCGCCTTGCCCCCTGCGACTGCGGGGCGCCCGGACGGTGAGGACATGGCCGTGCCGCTCGTGCGACGCGCGCAGGCGGATCGCGAGGCGCCCTCTGCGCTGCGCTACTACGATCCCGCACGCGATTTTCAGCCCTCGCTGCAGCGGGCTCCGGGGGCGAGCGGCGATCAACGTGCCATCGTCGAGTTCGCGGGCGCGTTTGCCGCCCGCAGCGCGCAGATCCGGATTTCGGAATTGCATCGCGCGGCCCGGACGGCGCGCGAGACGCTCTCGTACCGCATCGCCGAGCCTGCGCCGGACTATGCGCCGGGCCGCTGCGTGACGCGCGCGGGCGATGCGCAGCCCTGGCTCGTGCGGGGGTGGGACTGGCATGCGGACGGCGCGGACCTCGCGCTGGAACGCATTGTCGCACTGCCACCGATCGAGTCCGCCGCCGATCCGGGCACCGCCCTGCCACCCGCAGATGAACTGCCCGGCGCTCTGACACTCCGCTATTTCGAGCTGCCGTGGGACGGGACCGGCGCGGGCACTTCCCCACAACGCTATGCGGCCGTCACCATGGCGAGCACGCGCGGCACCGTTGCGCTGGCGGGGGTGGAAAACGACTCGCTCATCGCGCTGGGCCTGTCCGCGAACGGCGATGCCCTGCAGGGCCGAAGCCTCACCGCGCTTCCCGGATCGCCCGCACTGGTTCTGGAACCGCAGGCCACGTTCGATATCGCGCTGTCCTCCGCGCAGGGGCAGCTCCAGTCGGCGGACGAGCGGGTCTTGCTCGACGGTGCCAACCGGATACTGCTGGGTGAGGAAATCCTGCAATTCCGCTTCGCCCGACCGCTGAGCAACGGCCACTGGCGACTGAGCGGGCTGCTGCGTGGGCGCGGTGCGACCGAGCATCACGCCGCCGTGGGCCACCCGGCGGGGGCGTCTGTTATCGTCCTCGACGAACGGCTGCTCTCGCTGGGGAAGGAAACCTTCGAGGAAATCGCGGCTTTCGCCACCATCGGCGATGCCGAGCCCACCTTCGCCACGCTGAGCGGACGCGACTCGACGCGTCGCCCGCTTCCCCCGGTCCATCCCTGCGCATTGCGCACGGCCTCCGGCGATCCGGAGTGGCGCTGGGTCAGGCGCGCCCGTGGCGCCTGGCGCTGGCTGGATGGCGTAGAGACGCCGCTGGCCGAGGAACGCGAGAGCTTCCGTGTCGGCTTGGGGCCGATCGATGCGCCTGTCTCGATCTGGGACGTTTCGGAGCCCCGCTTCAGCCTCCCGGCGGCGGACTGGGCCTTGCTTGCTACCGCCCATCCCGATGCTGCCCTCTGGGTCCGGCAGGTGGGTAGCCATGCCGTTTCCCTGCCCACGCTCCTTCCCCAATGA